TCCTTAGTACCAAGCTTAGACTCAAGCTCCTTATATGCTTTAGCTAAGTCCTCACCAGACTTGTATTTCTCAGGCAACCATTCTGGCCGGTCCTCTGTCTTAGCCTCTAAATCTTCTGCTACTACAAAGTCTCTTTCCTCTTGCGGAGGCAGTTCTGTTGTTGCTTCTGCTTCTTGAACTTCTTCATTCATTATTCTTTACCTTATGTGATCTCTGAATATGACGCTCTATTAAGCCAACTAAATAACGCTGACCTTCTAAATGACGCAGTTCATCAGTAGAAATATTAGGACCGCTAACCATTTCTATAGTAATACTACGCAAGTATTTAAGAATCTCTTGACCAGTAGGTTCAGAAAATAAAGAGCCAAAGTTAAGGCTTATTCTATCTTCTTCTGCTTTCTTTCTTGCTATTCCGTCTAAACCAATATGACTATTCTGCGGCAATAGGTGGTCCTGCTAATTGTTCCTGTTGTTGCATTTGTTGCATTTGCTGCATCATCGCAACTATCTCTCTACGCTCTTCTCTATCACGAATCAACCCATCAGGCACACCAAATTTCTTAGCTAGGTGAATAGCGGTCTCTTCTGAGTTAATAAGAATATTCGTAGTATCGGGACCAAAGTAAGCATTTACTAACTCTAGGAATCTAGAAACAGATGTAATGTCTTGGTTTGATTGTGCCTGTGCTAATGGAGAAACAGAGCGTATCTTAACTTCTCGACCATTAACAGTAGGCATTTCAATACGACCCTGCTTCTTAAGAATATAGATTACCCTTTGCAATACTGGCTGTACTAGTTCTGCTTGCAGCCTACCAAACGCTGATCCTATCCTACGTGACAAATCTGCCATACGTTCTGCCACTTCTGTAGCAGATGCAGGAGTTCTATCTGGATTTCCTAGCATATCATTGTATAATGCGCGTTTTATATTCAAGCGCATATCGCTTAAAACTATATCAGCAACATCAAATCTTCCTGCCGATTGTATTGGCTGTAGCCCACCAGATTGAGGTGACTTAGGTATTATCGTGCCAGGGACTAAATTGATAGTATCTGGGTTAATGATTCCGTCATCATCCATCTGGTAAATGCCAGAGATAGCCATTTGTGCATTTTCTAATATTAACTGTATAGTCAAGTTAGTAGTCTTAATAGCGGATAAAGCATTGATTAATGGGCCTCTGCCATACACTTCTCCTGCACACTTAGACCATCTAAAACAAACGTATGGATTAGAGCCTACACCCTTAAAGTTTCTTTCAACTAGATATGTTTTAGTAGAAAGATCTATTACATAATATAAGTAGGCTTCTTCATTTCGTTTAGTGTAGTCCTTACAAACAACCTCTAAGACAGAACATTTGCCCTCTGGGTCTTGCTTTACTCTTTGCTGTACTTGATTATCTAGCTTTGCATCTGGGTAAAGTATTGTTATTTCAGAGTTTCTTATACCTTTGCGCTCTCTAAACACATGATCTATCTTATCATCAGGGCCAGTATCTAGAACTACATGCGGTAATGGTATCGCAGAAAACTTAATAGGGTTTATTGCATCACCCTCATCAACACAAAGAACACCAGTGCCAACAGCTAGATCCATAAAAGCTTCATGCACTTCCTGAGAAAAGTTTGAGTTCTGTAGTATTTCGAACACATACTCAGTTATTTCATCAAGGTCATTGTCTACAAAGTCTCTCTCAGACACAGGTATTTCTGAACCTGCGGTAAGATCAGCCCATCTTGCAAAGTTAGGAACTAGTCCCGATTGGAGCCTCGAAGCAAACTCTTGAACGCCAACCACTGCCGTTTCATCAAAGATCTTATCATCTCTACGCTGACCCGCAGTTTCATAATAAAAAGATTCACGTTGCGGAAGAGCATACTCATAACACTCTTCAAAGAGGTCAACAAAGTTTTGCCTATGTGCTTTAGCTTTTTCATATCGTTCCAAGTATTTGTTAGAGTCATGCATTATAAGAACCTACTATAGTATCCGATTCCACCAGTAGAACCAGTAATTAAAGATCTGCGACCTGCGCCTCTACGCCTACCAGTTCCTGCCTGTCTTGTCTGTATATTTAATTCTCTTTCAGTGCCAGACAAAACTCTTCTGCCAGAACCAACCTCTCTTGATCGTTCTAATCTGCGTCTAAGCAAAGACTGTTTTGCTCTAGCTCTTTTTATTCTCTGCCTTCTTAATTCTTCTTGAGCTAATCTTTCTTGATCTGATATAGCCTCTTCTGGATCTCTTTGATAAATAGATTGTGCAGTTACCGTGGTTTCGCCTACCGTTCCACCAGTAGCAGTTTCTATATCAGTTTGAGAAATAGGCTCATCAGGAGTCTCAGTTCCAGTTTGTGGCCCCATAGTTTCATCTACTGGGTCCATAGGCAATTGAGGTGCTTCACCATCAGGAGTTACTGGTTCTGTTACTTGCTCATCAACTACGTCTACAGGAGTTTGCGCTTCTAAAGCAGCTTGCCTAGCAGCAGCCTGTTTAGCCTTTTTCTTTTTCTTTTTTTTCCTTGATACAGAATATTCTCTAGCCTTATTAGACTCAAACTTTTCTTTACCTGCCGTTGCTTTTTGCTCATAAGGTCTTGTTGTAGGCTTAACTACTGCTTTTGATACAGTAGTAGCCTTACCAGACTTGCTAACCTTTTTAGCGGTTTTTGTTTTTGTTGTTTTAGCTCTTTTTCTACACATAGCAAAACTCCTTGTTACCTATTGGTAAACACAAATCGAAACAAATTTCAACGCACAAAAGAACGGAAGCCCTGTCTGTTAGCCGCACTTTTAGGCTTTCTACTAAATACATCAAAGTCTTTTTTGGCTTGAATAACGTGTGCAGGTTTCTGATTTGACATCAAAGCTCGCCCTTCTCCTGCACCTAATAACAAGTATTGTAGCGCATCGTGTATGTGAGAGTACATATTCTTATCAGGTTTATCTGCATATCGCTCACCACTTACCTCCATACGTTTATAAGAATAACCACCCTCAAAGCCTTTGATAAGTTGCTGACACCTTCTATCCATTAAAAACGCAGGTTTACCTTCAACCATCTTGTTAAGTTGCTGCGCCACTGACTCCAAGCGAAGATCCACCGAATTACTTGGGGCGGGAAATGCGCGTAGGCCAGCACCTCTAAGTATGTGGAAAGGGGTAGATTCGTCCGTCTGCGCCCTAAAATCACCTGCTGGATCACCGTATATATAGACATCGGAAGTCTGAGAAAACCTAGTAGCGATTTCATTTCTTAATACCTCTGCAAATCTAACAATACCCATGTCAAAAGCAACGACCTCTGATTGGATTAACCATCTATTCCTAACCTTCTGACCTATAACAGCCGCAGGTGTCAAACCAAAATCAATACCAATGTACAAAGGCAAACCTGCCGCTACTGGTATTTCTTCTTTAGCAATATGTGTTTCGCTTGCAAACATGGGATATACTGGCTTTCCGTCTTGTATCGTGCCTAGTTTATTCATAACATAGACATCAATCCAAGACTTTGTTTTACCTTGGATAAGATTGGGATAATACCCTCTCATCATATTCTTTTTGTTTTCTGCCTGATCGCTAGGCAAGTAATCTTCTACTTCACCATCTTCATTGTATACTTCCTTCATACCAGATGGTTGTGTAAAGAACTGCCAGTTATCAGGCTTAACCAACATCTTAGCCTGTTCTCTAGGAATATGATCTGGCACTGGCACTTCACCAGACATGATAGGCCACCAATGATCTTCTTCTGGTGCGTTAGTATCTGCAATAACACCTGTCCAACTTGGACCACCATCACGCATAGAAGGATACCTGCCTACCCTCATCGTACACGCATCAATAATACTTTTAGGAATCTCCCTTGCCTCGTTAATCCAGATGCCTGTTAACTCGAGGGACAATAGTTTTTTAACATCTTCTGGACGGTCAAGAGCAAGGAAGATCACCTCAAGGTCTATGTCACCCTTTCTAATATGATGTGTATAAGGCACAGACCAAGTAAACTTACCCCATTCATTCTCAGGAAACCAATCAAGCCAAGTCTTAATAGTGGTCGTTCTAAGCTGTGGGTTTGTATTTCTTATGATTGCCCACCTACTTTTCCTTACACCATCAGGACTTTTGTCTTGAGACAAAGATCTCCTAAATACTTCAACACAACACCCAACAGACTTACCAGATCCAACTGGACCTCTTATGCCACGAAAGAAAGTATTGTCTTTCATAAACTGTTTTAAGACTTCGCCATCAGGTTTGTATGCAAAGTTTATCAACGCAATCCCTTATCTACGCCAAACTTAATCATTCTTTCTACAACCTCTGGGCCAATGCTTTCTATCAACTTATCGCACTGCTCATTGGTTGCTAACCCTTTTGCATCGACATGCGCTAGATGTACTTTGCGAACTATGCCTCTAAGCAAAGCCAGATCTTGTTGAGATATGGTACTTATAAAACTCATTCGAATATCGTAAACTTATCTATTGGTATTTCTGCTACAGCCTCAATATCGGCAGGATCTCCCCTATCTGTTCTGCCACCTATTGTTATTTTATACATCTCAGTCAAAGATGCCCACCCAATGCAGTCTTTCCAACCAACTAAGAATATACACGGTAAGCCAGTGGCAAGACGCATAGAAAAGGCAGCTTGCACTTTGTTAGCCGATACAAAGCATGTAGGGTAAGTTCCTCTTGTATGTGTTCTTGTTCTGATTTCTACAAAAGCTTTTACGTCCTTTCCTTTTATTATCAGGTAATCAAACTGATTGTACTTATCTTGCTTACGCATTGCACAGTTCCATTTACGTGCTGCGTATCTAGCAATGTTCTCTTCTCTACTTAGGTCAGCCTCAGTCTCATATGTAGGTCTAACCATTATTTTTTCTTAGACTTCCTTTTGGGCTTGGGTTTCTCATATGCTTCGTTTATATCGCTCGTGGAGGGGTCGTCGCCTTTGAGTCTGCCATTGGAGCTTCTGGCTCTCACTGGGTCAGGCCCTTCCACGAGTCTGCGTGACTCAGGAGTTCTCGTCTTACCAGTATAAAATGTTCCTGCTAGAACGTGAGTCTCGCCTTCATACAATTCACCACTTGTCAAATATAAAGCCATTACTTGTAGCTTCCTGACATTAAACTTTTCTTTTTCTTCATAGGCTTCTTAGTTTCTTCCTGCGCTTTCTTAGCCGCAGCTATTCCCTTCTTAGTATATGGGAACTTCTTTCCATTAACATTAGGCATTTCTATATTTCCTTACCTTGTTAGCAATCTTCTTCGGTTGAGCCACAAACTGTTTACCCTTTGCCTTACCCTCTCGTTTGGCTCTGGTTGTAGCGCGATACTCAGCATCACTAAGAGCAGCGATAGCCTTAGAAGGAAGGTAACGTTCACCAGTTTCACTAGACTTCTTGCCAGATTTGGTTCTCCATTTCTGTTTACCCCAGTTTAACAATGAACGTTGTGGTGCTCTCATTTACTTATACAAGATTGTACTTGTACCCTTTATTAGTTTTGCGCCTTTTAAATCTTCAGCTTTCTTTAAAAAACTTTCAAGCTTTCTTTTCTTTTCTACCAAAGAAGCTTTGCTTTCTTTACCCCTCAACATTCTAATTCCACGCCTAAGAGCAGTTACCGCATTAGGAATACTGTCAAGTCTACTCGCCTGATCGTTCTCTTTAATGTAACTTCTATATTCTGGAATGGTGGACAATTCTTTATTTATCATGCTTAGAAGAGACTTAGATC